AAGTTGTAGTGTCTGCATAAAGTATATCGCCAATTGAGTATGAGCTTTGGTCTGTACCACCTTGGGTTGCACCTAGTACCCCGCTTGTTACTTGGCTCATTGAAATAGCGATATTAGCATCGGCTAAAGCTGTTAACTGGCCTTGTGCGTTGACTGTAGCAGTTAGTGTTTTGCTTGCAGCGCCATATGATGCGGCTGTAACTGCGGTATTAGCGATATTAAATGTTGTTGCTGGGCTTAAGGTTAATCCTGTTCCAGCGTTGTATACTTGAGAAGAGGTTATTTGAGCAAACGTAATGTTAGTAGTACCAAACGTAATGACGCCTGGAGTGTTGCATACATAAGTTTCACCTGCCCCAGTATTACCGCTTGTTACAAAGAAAGCGTCGCCGTTACCTAACGCATTAGGGTCTTTTAGGCCATACGAGTCTGCGTCAGTAGCACGAGTTAATACCCAGTTTGTAGCGCCACTACCTACCGTGGTGACGGTGTATACCCCATTTTGAGTAGCGTTTGTTTGGTTGTATACAAGTATCCTATCGTTAACAGAAGCCACAATGCCGTCTGGAGTAAACGCAACTTGGGTCCCCGCGTTAGTAAGGGTAGCGCCTACGCCTGCTGTACCGTTATTGTATGTAGCAGTTAGGTTGCCTGTAGTATCAGGAACTTCGTATTTAACTGGGTCGTGAAAAGTAATACCAGAAGAGACTAATCCATCTACATATTGCTTGGTTGCTAGGTCTAAAGCCACAGAAGGGTCTTGTGTTACCGTTACAGACGTTAATCCTGCAAGAGTAGATACCGTTGCCCCAAGGTTTACCGCGGTTGAACCTATTGTTGCAGCGTAGTTAGAGTTACCACTAGCATCAACCCACACGCCTTTTTCAGAAGGGTAGGTTATGAATACGTCTTTAGTACCGGCGCTGAACGTAACGATTGTATTGCTGTTAGACGAGGAAAGAATAGTATCGCGTGATAAGGTATCAGTAGCCGTGGTGTATGTACCAATGCCCACTTCCCACTCACCAGTGGTCTGCCCTGCTATGCAGTAGTAGGTTGTGTTACCATTACCAATCGTACTAAAGGTTTGGTATGCACCTGTAGCGCCATCCAGCGCAATTGCCCCAGTACCAGTCGATACTGAGGTTTCTTTAACCCGGTCTTTAAGAACTAGAGCCATGTATGACTCCTATTAGGCTATACGGATGATTGCGTCTGTTGCATTTGCTGTTGGGAATATGATTGTAAAGTCACCAGCTGTTGATGTTTTATCTGAACCAAAGTCCAGTACGGCAACCGTAGAGTCATCAGTACTGTTATATATCAACGCGCCGCGGGCCGTGATTGTCGCTGCCGACCAAGTGGTGTCCGCAAAATCAATAAACGCTGTAGTGCCTGAACCACCATTTGTTGGCACTTGCGATACTACAAGAGTATTACCGCCTGTTGTGTACCCGCCACCAGAAGCTACTTCATCCGTAGTTCCTGAGTATGTAGTTGTGCCCGCACCTAGTGTTGCTGCTGAAGTATACAACGCGATTTTATAAACCTTTGTTGTACCAATATTAAAGTTTTGCGCTCCGCTTAATAATTGAACTTTAAAGCTCGTGCACATTGCTTGTGAAATTGCCATGTCTTACTCCTAAATTATGTAGTTACTCTAAGTTTTGTTTGTCCGTCGCGGTACGCATCGCCTCGTTCTAGACCATCGCCTAGGCGTTTTAATTGACCTAAAGCATCTTGAAACATCTTCTCATAATAAGTGACCATGTCCTGTTCACCTTTCATAAAAATCACCGCTTCTCGCATAGCACCGTAAAACAACACCGGGTCATAATTATCGCCTAACCAACTAGTACCATTGGCATTGCTAATATTAGTTACTGTAGTCGAAAACGCCGACCCTGAAATACCTATATAAGAACTAGCAATTGTAATACTATCCCCAATTGCATAAAATGAACCAGGGTTAGAAATAGTAACCTGAGTAACAATACCACTAGAAATTACAACAGTTGCCGTGGCTCCTGAACCTGAACCCCCACTAAATGGAACATTATAGTATGTGCCATCAGTATAGCCAGAACCGCCATTTATAGTACCAAGCCCTGTAATAGTTCCTTGTACAATAGACTCTGGATAATAAAAATAATGTAACTCCATAGTGTAGGTTGAATCTGGAGTGGGCCCTAAAATAATAGACATTTCATTTATTTCGGATACTTGAGACCCAAATATAGAATAATATCGCGGCAGCCCTGTAGATGTAGGAGTTGGGTAAGACTGCCGAATAAAGTTAACGTCTTTATTTAATAGATACTCGTATCTACCTGTAGAATCAATCACTGCAATAGAATATGTAGACAACCAATCATTAGGTAAAGCTACATATTTATTATTAGCTGCCATAGCCCCTGTTACGTTTTTCCGTAGTGATGGCAATTGCACTGAATTATAAATACGTTTTTCTGCTTCTTTAACGAATGTAGGAATGTTTTCTACAAACAAAGACTCAGTGTTTTCCGAGTACGATTGTATTGCTTGATTGATTTCTATGTAGTTCATTGGCCTACCTTAACCCATCTTTCCGCTAATTTTACGGCCTTTAGTTGCGGCGCCATAACCACGCATTTCGCCTGTACCGTATGGGTTCATGCCTTTAACATTACCTTTACTTGTATTACCTACGGCTATGTTAAGTTCATTTACGCCATTACCTGATTTAGAGATAATGCTTTCTGGCTGCGTATCTGCATTTGGCATTGGCTGTTTATACATGCCGATATCGTTACCCCCGCCTGTAGGGAAAACAAACCCTGTTGAGTCTTGTGCTGATTTACCCATGATATTATCCCTTTTTCTGTGCAGCAATCTTAGCTAAGCCACGACCCATTTTCTTCATGTCAGCATTAGTTTTGCCACCTTTACTACCTGTAGATTTAGGACCGTTTTCAATTGCTACATTAGGACCTGTATCGCCTAAGTTTTTGCCTTTTGTCTTACCTTTTTTTGTTACGCCATCGGCGCCTGATTTGTATGCCATTTGAATCTCCTAAGTTATTGATACCGTTACTATACCTACTTGTCCCTGAGCAATCAAGTTATTAGGTGTTAACCCACTATCAGGACCTCTTGCCCCACCTACAGGGTTCCATCCCCATTGGAATACTCTACTACCGCCCTCTGGATTACCGTCTGGGCCTATACCGGACACTAAGTAGCTAGTATCTGGACGGGGTTCTCTCACCGCTTGAGGGTCATTAACTGGGTACATACCTAGTTGCAACTGCGGTTGGTCAGGGTCCCAGCACTCTGGGCATACCTTAATACTTACTTGCTTCGTTTTAATAGTTAGCTTTTTAAGCTCTTTAAGCATATAGCGCTGACCACAACGGTCGCACTCTGCAATACTATGTTTACCACTAGCGTACTTAGTAGGCATGATTACCTCGTGTATGACATGTTACGAGGAACAAATCGTATTGATGCCTTTTCTCTATCTTCATCCGCCGCTAGTTGGAATTGTTGTTCGTAGTCTGCTTTAAGACCTGTTATACGCTCTATGGGTACATTCGGCAATTTAATCGACAAGTAATAAGCTAAGCCTGCAACCATGCAGTTTAAGAACCGGAACGGTATATCCTGTGTATTAACGCCATCACCAGCATCTTGAACACGGCGTAGACGCCAATAGACAAAGGTGTACTGCGCATCGGGCGCGTTAGGTGTCGGCCATACATTAATTGACGGAAGGTTTACAGTAGTTAGCGAAGCGCCTGTTAGATGAGACGCAGCGGTAGTATTGTTCTGGCCTCGAGCACAGTTAATAAGCTGATTACCGCTTACGTTAGGGTAACTAATAATTTCACTACCAATTTGTATAAAACCTGATGAGGCTAAGTTAGCTGTAGAGCTAACTGTAATTGAAGTGTCTGTAGCAGAAATATTGCCATTCAACGTCACTGTCGTAGGGTTCGATGCACCTGACTGACGATTAATCCATACTTGGATAGGACGGCCTTGTGTTAACTTATTAGGAATAGTGCTGTAGGTTGACTCGGATATACGGTTGATGTTTATATCAATCTGGTTTGTAGTGCCGTTGTTTTGGCGCACCACTTGGTCAAGCAAGTCAATCGTGTTAGCAGGTAGAGGATACACCGCCTGCCCAGTAGTCATTACTATCGTACCTTGTTCGATTGTCCAAAGGTTTATACCGCGGTTTGCCCACTCAACAGTAAGTAAGTTTAAGCTACGTCGCGCAGTGCGCAAGTCATAACCTGTTCTTAGCTCGTGACCACAACGCTCAAAAGCCTCTTCTACGAGGTCATTAAGGTCTAGGTTAAACGATGTGGTACCCGTAGTTGCCATTATTTATCTCTTTGTTTTCTGCTAGGAAAATTTACTTTACCGCCCTTTTTGAACATCTCTACGTCTTCAGGATTATCTTTGCGTTTGATAATCTTTTTCTTAGGCATTTTAGAAGGGGCTATTGCCCCCATACCACGAGACGCTCTCACGATTACACCATCTTACCGCGAGTTTTGCCTTTAGTAGCGCAGCCATCTGCAGCACGAACGTAGCCACCTTTAGCGAATTTTTTTGTTTTTTGGTACTGTTCTGCAGCTTTTTTGTTTTTCATATCCTGTAGCTTATCTTTAATATCAGCTGGTACAGGTTCTACAGGTTCTACAGGTCCTACTACTGGTTTTTGTTTTATTTCAGCCATAATTATGCCCTCGTTTTTCCACGTATTGCGCAGCCGTCAGCTCGACGTGATGCTGATGAAACTGAACCACCTTTTTTCATGCCTAAAGGATTGCTAGAACTAAAGCGAGATTCTTCTTTAGGAGCGCGTTTCTCTTCTACTTCTATTTCAGTACTTCTTTCTTCGACAGGTGCCGGAGCAGCTTTTTCTGCTTTCATTACACGACCCATACTAGGGCCTGTCTCACCACTAGCTGAACCGTATGTACCTTGTGAAGTATCCATGTCAGGAGTAGTTGACTTAGGCATTTTGTATTCAGCTTTTTTAGCTTTCTCTTTAGCATCAAACGCTTTGATTCGCGCTTCGTTCTCGCGTTTCCAAGTAGGGTTATTATACTCAGATACGGTTTTCTTAGCCTTTTCTACAGCCTCGAAATCCTTAATGCGCTTCTCGTTAGCTTTTTTCCAATCTTCAGCCATTATATTATCTTCCCTTTTGTTTTACCTTTAGTAGCACAACCATCTGCGCGAGATGACACTGAACCACCTTTAGCCCTACGTATAGTACCTGGGCCAGTTGAGCCTTTTACTACTGAACCTAAACCCGCTGGTCTTGGCATTGGCGCTGCTGGTCTTGGCATTGCTGCACCTGCACGGCCTGGAGGAGCCCCTGCCGGTTTCACCATAGATGGATTTGCTGCACCTTGGGCCTTAATCGCATTTACTGCATTTCCAGCCGCTTTTGCTGCGCCGCCAAAAGCCATCTTAGTGCAGCCACCTTTTTTAAGAGATGACATATCAGTTTTTTTACCACCATGCATTTGTTTATCATGTATCCCTACAGCTTTTTTAACCATAGCTTTGTCTTGCGCCATGTCCATCTTTGTATTTTCTTTAGCCATAATAATTCCTTATTAACATTTCCAGCGTTTTAATGACGCTGCTTTACGAGTAGGTTTGCCATCCTCGTCTTTCATTGGGCCTGGCATACCTGACATACGGGCACAAAACGATTTCTTGCGAGGGCCACCTTCTGGCTGAGGAGCTTTCAAGTTAGACCCTGTTGCTGCATTGTATTTTGCACGGCCTTTGGCAGTAAGTCCAGCACCTTTATCGGTAGCTAATTTCTCGCCTCGACCTACGGCTAATGATACACCACCTTTTTTAAAGGTCTTACCTTTGTCAGCTTCGTTAAACTCTTTTGCTACTTTAGTAGGGATACCCACCTTCTTAGCAAATTTAGGGTTATGTGCTGCAGCTGCCATAAAGTTTCGCTGAGTTTTACTTTTGCTCGGCATTGCTCTTGTCTTTCTTCACCGGTGTTTCCACCGGTTTTTCTTGCTTTACAGGCTTATTACCATGACCATTTTCGTTTACTATCATATTAACTCCTAACCAAATACTTTATGTGCAAATTGAGTAACTAAAGCGCCAAGAGCTCCACCGGCACCGCCAACCATCATTAAGACTTTCCAGCCACCGCGAGCTTCCGCAAGGGTAGTGTTAATATCGTTAAGCGTAGCTTTAATTGATTCCATATCCTGGACCAATTTATCCATATCAGCTTGTAGATGTTTAATCTCAGTTCCATGTACTGCTAGTTCGCGTTCTATACTCATGTTTCACCTTAGCCTGTAGTACCAACAATATAATTAGCAACCAAGAAGCCTTCAGCAGCAATACTTGTATATGAAGGGCCTGTAGCGGCTTTACATTGAAGTTGAATATCAGTTTTCTCTGAGAAAGCTCTTGGCATTACGCGTTGTGCGTGATATGTGTTTGTAAATGGAGCTTGTTGAGACACTGAAGTTACGCCGGCAGATGTAGTAGCTACGTTTCTGTATATATTATAATCAGCAGTTGCCCCGTTTAAAGAGGTATACGCATCAATACGACTTAAATAAAATGTAAATCCTGCTGGTACAGTATAAAGAGACATTTGAGT